ATTGTAAAAGAATTATCTTGGTATGAAGTATTAGACATGCTCAATACTGGAAGAGGTAATTCAGGCATTTCGAATAGCGGAGACTGTAATAGTGGAAACGAGAATAGCGGAAACAGAAATAGCGGAAACAGAAATAGCGGAAGCTGTAATAGTGGAAACTGGAATAGCGGAAATTGGAATAGCGGAAATTGGAATAGCGGAAATTGGAATAGTGGAGACAGAAATAGTGGAAACTGGAATAGTGGAGACTATAATAGTGGAGATTGGAATAGTGGAGACTATAATAGTGGAAACTGGAATAGTGGAGATTGGAATAGTGGAAGCTATAATAGTGGATTTTTCAACAGTATAACCCCTAAAAAAATTCTGGTATTTAATAAAATATGCGACCGTGATGTTTGGGAACAAGCAAAAAAACCAGATTTTATTTATTATGTCTCTTTAGCACAATGGATTAATTTTGATGACATGAGCGATGAAGAGAAACTACAACACCCCGATGCTGAAATACGGGGAGGATATTTAAAGACACTAACGTATAAAGAGGCTTGGGAAACAGCATATGCAAGAGCAACAAAAGAAGATATTGAATTACTAAAAAGACTACCAAACTTTAATGCTGATGTTTTTGAAGAAATAACAGGAATTAGGATAAAATAAAAGCTGTATGATTTACTGCTTCTGATACTATATAAAAAGGAGGACAATATGAGAAGTTTAAGACATTTTTTGAGGTATGAAGTTAGGGTTAACGTAATTAATAGTAAAGATTTTAATTACGTTGAATTAGTGGATTTGGTTACTTCAGGAAAATTCAAATTTGAGGACAGTAAAGAAATAGCCGAAATGCAGTTAAAAGATATTTCAAAATTTATTACAGATATTAATACTGTAATAAATTCTCTTGATGGCGATAGCGATTTCAAACAATTGGCTGAAAAGATGTTTGAAGTATTGCCTGATATTTTTTACAAAAGAGATTTCGTATTTGATTTATTAACATTGCGAAATCATTTCTATTCTACGTATGTTTGGATGATTACGGAAAAAGGCACACATTTATATTCAGTTACAACCGCACTCGAAATGGTAAGTATAATAGGCAAAGTGGTTGACGTATATATAATAAGCAGAGGAGGAATATATGAAAGCGATATTTTTTCTGTTAGCAACATTAATCGCATCGGAACTACTAATTAGTAATTTCTTTAATGAAAAGCTGAAAGTGTATAGAACTATATACACAATTCAGCAGGAGAAGATAGCAAAGATAGAGCTAAACAGTAAAGACGATATAGAGTTATCGGAAAATGCACATAAGTATATTAATAATATTAAAAATTCTAATAAAGGAGAATGATATGAAGAAAGATATAAAAACCTGCACAAATTGTGGAAATGAGTTAGAGTGTTGTATAATAGTAAATTATGATGATGTAGATATGTCTACAGTTTTAAATTGTATAAAATCTGAAGATTTTTCAGACTTATACATTAAAGAAACCATTGAAAAAGACACTTTAATAATTAAATGCTCTTGTGGTAAGCCTTCCATATCTAAAGAATTAAAAAATAAAATATTTGATTATTTTAAAATAATCTAAAAGGAGAATGATATGAAAATACCAATCAGTGAAAAAAATATGTTAGAAACATTAGGAAAATATAATAGTAATGACTATTATCTATATAATGAAAATGATGAATATGAAGCTTATGATGAATTAGGAAGCTCTGAAGATATGAAATATCTAATGGATGAATTTGATAGTATAGTTAATAGTTATTGGCTAATAACAGGCTCTGCTGGAACTTGGATGGGTAGAAGAGAAATACGTGATGGTTATGCTTATAAATTCAAAAGCTTTATTAAAAGAATGAGAGGTATTGATGAGCTTGAATTTGGTTATGATAATAAAGAGAAAGCTATAATAATACGTGGATTTCATCACGATGGTGTTAATATGTATGAAATACGTAAACCTGAATGGTTTACTAAAACTGAAATAATAGACATAATGAGAGCAATTGAAACAAGAAAAGAAATAAATAAATGGGCTAAAGAGCGTTTCGATAAACCATTATCAAAACTAACAAAAAATGAACTTATCGAAATACTTAAAGATTATTTAGAAGATTATAATTAGGAGGATAATATGAAATATAAAATTAGAGTAACAATAACTGAGAAAACAGTTTCTGATTATAGTTATACGGTAGAGGCTAATAGCGGGGATGAGCTTGCGGGAATAATTCAAGAGATATTAGAGGGTAGCATCGGCGGTTACGTCGCAGACGATGTAGAAGATATTGAAAGTTATATTGATAATGTTGAATTAAACTCTGTAGAAAGAATAGATGGGGTAGACACTACCAAAAACAAACCAAAGTTAATAACTACAGAAGATTTCTATTGTAAAGACTATGAAGAAGAAAAGAAAAACTATTTTCTAATAACAATGAACTTTTGTTCTGGGGACGAGTATGAGTCTTTTTATATATTAGCTCATTGCTCAGATGCAAAAGTGATAGACCAAATAAGTGATTACTTCAACTATGATTTTGAAAAAGATAATTTTTATCTTACGCCATACGGTAACGCATATAAATTTGCAGGCTATCAAACTATATCTGAAGAAGATTTTAATGTGTTATCAAAATACTTGGACGTTATAGGAGGACGTTATGAATAATACAGAACTTATTAAATATTTTTTAACTAAGCAACCTTGCAACAAGAAAAATAAAACTAAGAATTTATATATTAAAGACAATATATTATATAGCTACGGGGAACACTATCCTTTAGCGTATAAAGAAGATAATTATATATATCTTAATAATTCGAAATATTCAGTAACCACTACACGGCATATGAATTTGTGTAAAAGGTTAGCAGAAGAACACGGGTATGTAGTTATACATAGTAGAAAAAAACTATACGAAAAATTAAATCTATAAAAAAATCAAAAGGTGGTGATGTATGAAATGGGCAGTATTACTATTAGGGTTGTTACCGTTAATTTTAATACTAATAGAAACATTTAAAAAAAGTAATAATAAAAATAGGAGGAAATAACTATGACAACAAAAGCAAAAACTAAAACAGTAGCAAGTAACAAAAAGGTTGTAACCAACAAACAAAAGGGGAAAGAACCTGATATTAGAGAAAGAATTACAGAATTAAGAGAAACTATCGAACAGAGTTGGTTTGAAATATCTATATTACTTAAAGAGATTTATGAAAATAATATGTTTGAAGAATGGGGTTACAGTTCTTTTGAAGATTATGTGAAATCAGAATTAGATTTGGAATATAGAAACGCTATGTATAGAGTTAAAATAGGACAAACTATTTCTGAATTAGAGATTTCAAAGGAACAAATAGCAGGACTCGGTTGGACTAAATTTAAAGAGATTATCCCTATACTGATGGATGAAAAACTCGGACTCACAAAGAGTAAAATAAATAAAATTATAAAAGCTGTTGAACCTATGAGCTTTAGAGAAACAAAAGAATTAGTCAGCAAGATTAAGGAAGAGCAGAAGAATGGAAAAACTGCTGATGTAAAAGAGATTTCCAAATCTAATAAAGTCAAATTTTCTTTCAATGATGAGCAACTACAAGTAGTAAAAGAAGCTATCAGCGTAGCAAAAGAAATGATTGATACAGATAATGATAGCTTAGCACTTGAATATATATGTGCTGAATGGTTGGCTCAACAAATGGGAGAAGATGAAGAAGAAATTGATATTGATATAGATTAGAGAGAGGGCTTCCTCTCTCTTTTTAAGAGAGGTGAGAGATGTTAAAATTTAAAATAAGAAAAGGGGAAATACGAAACAACGGAGATACTTTTATAATTATGTTTAGCGGGATGTTACCTAACAACAAGGAAGTTGCACTTAATAAGTGTAAAATATTAAATAAAATATATAATGATTGCAAACTAAATGAAACCCCAACAGGACACAGAGAGCGTATAGAATGTTACTCTATCAACGGAACTTTCACATTGTTGTTTAATATTTTAAATATATCTAAAGGTAAATTAATTAATAATTGGAAAGGTAAAATTACTCTCTCTACGGACGCAGTTAAGATAAGAGTTATAACTCCTGTTGGAATTATATTTGAAGGAAAAGGGTTTATAGATATGCCTAAATCCGCAAGCAAATATATTACATTTGAAACTGTTGCTGAAGAACATACTAACAGTAGAAAAATATTAATTGAGCAGGAGTAGTTTATGTATTTTACTATAGCAAAATTAATTAAAAAATTAGACTTTAGAAGAGGTGTGAGATTAGCAATAGCAGTGAAAACGTTTTCAAAAACAGATAAAAGATGGGAAGAAGTAACACCTGTAAATTGTGATTTAGGAGATATAAATATCACATTATTCACAATAGGTTGGAATTGTGTAGATGTGTATATAAAAGAGAAAGAGATATTAGAAGAGTTGAGGTGTTACGATGAAGAAGATAGAACTATTGCGGAAGAAGATATTGAAGCACTTAGAGAAGCAGCAGGACTCAGGGAATAGGTGTTACGTATGTGGTAGTAAGAGAAAGAAAGATAGTGTAGATATAGGACAAGGTAAATTTAGATGTGCAGATTGCTATGCAGGAAGTAAGAAATGGAAAAAACATAGAAAAAAAAGTAAACTATATAAATACTTTAAGGAGGAAACTAATGAAGAAATTGTTAATTAATTTTAGTAATCACCCAGCAGTTACTTGGACATCAGCACAACGAGAAGGATGGGATGAGATAGTAGATTTGGAGTTCCCATTCATAAGCCCGAATGAGTCTATAGAAAATATACGAAATATTGTAAATAACTTTGTAGATATTATACAAAATCAAATTGAAATTAATCCTGGATACAAAGTGTATATACACCTCAGCGGAGAATATACTTTTTGTTTTTTAATGTATGAGAAAATAAAAGAATTAAATATACCTTTAGCAATATCTACATCAGAAAGAAAAACTACATTTCAAATTGATAGTAAAGGTAGAACAGTATCTAAAAAAATATTTCAATTTTCTGGTTGGAGAATACTTGCACCGTAGTCTGACCTACGGATGCAGGGTGTGTTATACTTAGCGAAAGGAGGACGATATGTTGTTAGAAACAGATAAGGTTTACGTGATAAACTCTTTCTCAGACTTCGTGGTTACTTTTAGAAATCATATAGAAGTAAAGAAGAGTTTAAGACTTAAATTAGAAAGATACTTTGGCAAGACAGGAGCTAAAATATTATTTGAACTTAGTAATAAACAAGACATAGATATGTATGCAATAAAAACTATACGTGATATGTCATTATTATACTTCATTAAGGAAGTTCTTTCTACTTCTTATGGCTTCTGGAGAGTAGAGGAAACTGAAGATAATTTTAAAGTTCATATGTTATATGATATTACACTAAACTAAGGAGGTTGTTATGAGAACAACAAAAGTAATCAAAACAAAAGAAACAACAAGGGCAACAGCAACAAAAAACAAACTTACCTTAACAGAGCTTATTGATAAGCTCGGAACTCTTAACGACAAACGTAAAGAGTTAGAAACAGAAGAAAAGAAACTAAAAGAGAAAATCAATGAGCTTGTTGAAGAGGGTAAGTTGGAGCTTGGTAATAAGTATAAGGGTAATAATTATGAAATGTCTGTATCAGAAGTTACTACACAGGTATACGACCCAGCTATAGTATACGCTAAATTAAAAGACAAAAATAAGTTTCTTGATACTGTTAGTGTGGTAGCTACTAAACTTAAACAAGTAATGTTACCAGCGGATATGGAAGAATGCGTATCTGGAGTTAAATCTTATAATAAAATCAATATAAAAAAGATGTAGACTTCGGTCTACATCTTAGGAGGTTGCTATGTTTGAAGGGTTGATAAGAGGAAAGATACCAATAATAATAGTAAATACAGTAGAAGTTTTAAGATTTTATAGGCTACTTAAAAATGAATTAGATAATATAAATAATAAGTTAGATAAACTAAATATTGATGATGATTATATTAAGACTCACGGATACCAGATATTCACCTTTGATGCCATCTATGGTTTCAAAATTGAAAGTAACTGTATAGATTACCCAGAAAGATTACTCATAACTAAAGGTGATTCTGATGTGCATACTATGTTAATATCTATATTTACAGACGCCCCTTCAGGAGTATACGTAATACCTATGGCGCACCATATATTTGAGAATTACTATTCAGCAACACTTATGATTGATGCTTGTAGAAAATTTGAAGCTGAAAACAAATATATAATATTGTTAGGTGATGCCTCACAAATGCCATTAGAAATAAGAAACTTAGCAGTAACTGTGGACTTAGGCTTTCCTGATAAGAATGAAATAGCTTTACTTGTTAAAGAACTTTTAAAAATCAATGAAGTAAAGGTAACAAAAGAACAATTTAAAAAGATAGTAACAGCTATTACAGGAATTAGTTATAAGGAAGCAGAGAATGGGTTAAAGAAATGGTTAGTAGATATAAACGGTAAAGTAAAAGATGAAGATATTAAAAAATTATTTGGAACTAAAGCAGAATTAGTAAAGAATAGTGGATTGTTAGAGGTAGTAGAAACAAGTGATACTTTGGAAGATATAGGAGGTATGAATAATCTAAAGAAATGGTCGGAAGAAATAAGTTACATATACAATAGATTAGATGAAGCTATAGATTTTGGAATAACAATACCTAAAGGATGCTTATTAACAGGCATTTCTGGATGTGGTAAAACATTATTCGCTAAAGCTATAGCAAATAAATTAGGATTTCCTTTATACAGATTAGATATAGGTAGGTTGTTAGGCTCTCTGGTGGGGGAAACAGAGAGAAACACAAGGGAACTTTTAAAGATGTTAGATAGTATAAGCCCTTGTATAATACTATTAGATGAGATTGAAAAGATGTTTTCAGGTATTAACAGTAGTGATAGAACAGATGGAGGTGTAGTATCAAGATTGATAGGTAATATGTTATACTATATGGAAGAAAGAAATAAGCCAGCATTCTTTATAGCAACTGCTAATGATATATCTGCACTACCACCAGAGCTACTTAGGAAAGGCAGATGGGATGAGATTTGGTTTATAGATTTACCGACAGAACAGGAGATTAAAGACATCCTCAGAATACATATTAATAAAAGAGGATGCTCAAAAGATAGCACACTGTTTACCTTTATGATTAGAGATGCTAAAAATTTAGTAGGGTTTACAGGTGCTGAGCTTGAACAGATTGTTGAAAACGTTTTCAGAAAACTTTTTATCTATAAGGATACGGTGCATTTAGCAGATGCCTATAAAGAAATAGTAAGTAATAGTAGTAAGATGGTAGAAAGTAGAAAGAAATATATAGAAGAGCTCAGAAACTGGGCGTCTATATCAACAAAAAAAGCTAATTAAAAGGAAAATTAATTATAAAGATAATGTATGTGATGCTTTAGATTAATTATTAATTATCAATAATTTATATGTTGTTGACTTATAATTAAAATAGTGGTATAGTATAAGTCCAAGCTGTGGCGAGCTTGGACTTATTTAAAAGATAGGAGAGGATTATGTTTAGAATGTCTACAAGTACTATACTCAATTTTATATTTAAATCAATAGCTAATTCTCTATATAAGGAGTAAAGCTATGGATATATTTTATCTAATACTACCACATTTCATAAGAAATAAATTTTCTAATTCTACGGAAACAATACTATACTGCACAATACTTTATTGGTGCGGCGGCTCTAATGAAGATGATATGTCTTGTTTTATAACAAGAGAATTTCTAACAGGGATAATACCAGAAATAAAATCTACTAAACAAATAACAAGATTATTAACAAGGTTTAAGGAAGCAGGTATAATAGATATTAATAGAAAATCTAATGGTTTATTTTTAAGAATAACTGCACAAAATTTAACCACTTTAGGATTAACACAGTATGAAATGGAGGCGATTATGAAAACATTTTCAAAGAAAAAGAAGGTACTTTTAGAATGCAGCGACGAAGAGAGAAGGGACATTTTGTCCCTAGAGAAGGGACATTTTGTCCCTAGTGAAGGGACATTTTGTCCCCACAGAAGGGACATTTTGTCCCCTGCTTATTATATAAAAAATAAAGAAGAAAAAATAAGAAGTATAAAAAAAGAAGAAAAGACAGAAATTTCTTACGAAATTTCTGAAGATTACCTTAACCGAAACAAAGTTTCTTCTGTTAAAGCAAAACAAAATACTTTAAGAAAACCAAATATTACTCGGCTGCTGAAGGAGTATTCAGAATTATATCAAAAATACTTTAACAAGATACCTGATATTTCTAATAGTTATAAAACTAAAAAAGCTTTTGCAGGTATTAGAGCTAACCTATTAGAAAAGTATACTTGGGCTGAGTATATAGAGTTCTGCTTTAATAATTGGAGTAAATTAAAACAGGTATTAGTTTGGGAAGATAGCGGTAAACAAAAATTAGCAGACCATCCTAACCTATTTGAAATAACTATGGGATATAAACAGATAATGCAATGTATGGAAGAGGGTATGCCTGATACTAATAGTGATAAAGCTAAGGATAAGTTAGAATCATTAGGTATAAAGATAGTTAAAGTTAAGGAGGGTATATGAGAAATTATTTAGCTTCGGCAGGGTTTAGCTATAATATGCTGGATAAGCACGATGAGTTTAATCCTACTGAGCAGCATATAACATTACTAAAGGAAATCTATGACAACTTAAAAGATAGGAACATCGTTATCTTTTTAGGAACTGAGTTAGAGATGATGTATATTTTATCTATAGAATTAGCACAAGCTACAATATCTAACAAAAGAACGGTAGAAGTTTTAACTTTAAATGATGACTATACATTGGCAAGTAAATCTTATTTAACAGTAATAGATGATGCTTTCTTAGCTAACGATAAACAGAAAGTAATTATTCAAAGAATACTATTTGAAAAATTTAAAAATAATAATCCTCTAATAATGTTTTTTCTGGACACCGCAGACATAACAAGAGTGCTGGGTAATATGTTGGATGCTTGTAAGAGTAAGATACAAACTATACAGATAGGAGAATAATTATGGCTATAGGTGCTGACTTATTATTTAAAATAGTTAAAGAAAAAAAGTTATCTTATTTTACAAGATTAAACAAAGAATGGTTTTATGGTTACGATAGAGATGTGTTTATAGCTATAGAAAAAGTATTCAATACATACAATATGCTTCCATCTTTTGAGGAGTTATCTGATAAGTTTGGATATGATAAAGCATTAGAGATGCCTCTTAACTATTACATCAATGAATTTACAGAATTTGTTATAGAAAAAAATATAGAGAACACTGCCGAAGATGTTAATAAAATATTGAAGAGTACCACCCGCTCAAGAAAGGACGCCGTATTAGCCCTAAAACGGCTCGTAGAGAGCACGAAGGAAGTGGAGAGTATAATCACTAGCGAAATAAAAACTATCGCTGAGATTGGCTCTGATTACCTTTTAGAGGTATATAACAATAGAGTTATGGAAGCAGGTATAACTACGGGGTGGAAAACACTAGATAAATATACTAATGGGCTACAAAAAGGAAACATATTTGCTGTGCTTGCTAGAGTTAAGATGGGTAAGACTGCTGTTATGTTGCATATGGCTAACGCAGCTATGGAATCAGGGTATAAAGTTATGTTTATAAGTATGGAGATGACAGAAAAAGAAATATTTGATAGATTGTTTGCTTTAAGAAATAAGCTATCAGCCACTCATCTTCATATTAATCAAGTTTCTGATTTTGCACTTAATAAGATTAAACAAGATAATGAGAATTTAAAAAATAAAAATTTCTTATTTTTAGAAGGTAAGTTTAATACCGATATAGATAGTATATTAAGTTTAATATTAACACATACACCAGATATAGTTTTTATAGACGGAGCATACCTTATAAAAGAGCAGAGTAATAAAAATAAACAGATATGGGAACGTATAGGCGATGTAATAGAAAGATTAAAAAGATGCTCTATGTCTATGAATATACCTATAGTGCTTAGCTATCAGTTAAACAGAACAGTAAGTAGAAATAAATCATCTTTAAAAGATAAGGCATTTGAAGCTATACAGTTATCAGATGCTATATCACAAATAGTATCTACAGGTATAACAATAACTAAACCTGAAAAAAGTTATGATGATGTAAGGATACTTGAATTAATAGGCGGTAGAAGAGGTGAGGAAGGTGCTGTTGTTATTAATTGGAAATGGAATCCTATGGATTTAAGCGAGTTACCACAAGAAATACAGTACTCAATACTAAGAGAGGAGGGTATTTATGGATAAATTAGTAGCTATAGAAATAGCTAAACTATGTAATGCTAAGTCTATTAACGATAATGAAGAGTATATTATGTTTAATTGTCCTTTTTCCGAAAAGTTACATCCGAAAGGTACAGATAGAAAACCTTCTTTTGGATTAAACTTTGTTGAAAATGTTTTCAATTGTTTCACTTGTGGTAAGAAAGGGAAAGTAGATATACTCCCTTTTCTATTAATAGAATTGTACGGAGAGAGTGAAGCCTATTCACAAATGATAGACGTTATAAATAACAATAGAGTTATAGAGTTTAAGATACCTGATAAAAATGTTGATAAAATAAAACCATTACCGTTTAAAATTCTACAAGAGTTTGAACCACTTGATGAAACTATAAAATTTATAACTCCTGCTATGGCAGAAGAACATTTGATATTTAAAAATAGCTTGACAACAAAATTATTTTTTGCTATATTAGATGGTAACAAAAACTTAGTATCCATCCTAGCTAGACGTATAGATTCTGGTGATAGATATTATGTTACGCATATAAAGAATATGCAATTGCCAGGTAATAAGCCTAAGAAGGCAGGAGTATGGTACGGTATGTATGATAATAATATTTCAAAGCCTTTAGTTTTAGTTGAAGGAGAAAGGGACAGAGTTCTATTAAGAAAATATTATGATAACGTATGGGCTGCATTAGGCAGTCAAATAACAGAGCAAATGCTGCAAACATTATCTAAGGTTAGTAATAGGCATATTATACTTTTCTTTGATAATGATTTAGCAGGGCATAAAGCTAAAAAGGAGGTGAGTAAATACCTACGTAATACGCATTGTCTTAGAACAATAAGGGATTATAAGGGTTGTAAAGACCCCGCTGAAGCCTGCGAGAAAGGCATAATCAAAGACGTACTGTCTAAAAATAACTTGGAGGTAGTTCTATGAGTTGGTTTCAAAAAGGCGATGAAGGCTTAAAGAAAAAGAAAATGCTTGATAAGCAGAATGAATTAAGGAAAGAAAAAGTAGCCCAAAGATTTTGGTTAAAGCCAGGAGAGAAAGCAAGAATAATATTTGTTGATGATGATGCGTTCTTTTGCCATATCCACCAGCTTAATATTGGTGGTAGTTGGAATAATTATGTTACGTGTACTGCTGATTGGAAGCGTTGTCCTGTTTGTGAAGACGGGCATAGAGCTACATATACAGCACACTACACTATCCTAGATTTAAGAAAGTATGAAAAGAAAGATGGTACTAAAGTTAATTATAGTAAGAAGTTATTACCTGCAAAATCCTCAGCAATTATGAGGCTACACGATTTAAAGAAAAAATATGGCTCACTAAAAGGACTTTGTTTTGAAGTTACCAGATACGAAAATGACCCTAACTGTGGTGGTTCTTTCGATTATATTGGTAAAGTAAACGGGTATACTACTAAGTTTAATAAGGAAGATAGAACTCCTTATGACTATGAGAAAGTATTAGCTCCACCTACTAAAGAAGAATTAATAGCTTTAGGATTTAGTATATTTGATGATGGGTATATGGAAGAAGCTGTGCTTGGTGCTGATGACCAGTTAGATGATATAGACATTGATAATGAAGACTCTGTAGACAATTCCGTAGACATTGATGAAGTGTTAGAAGAAGATGATGATGAGGAAGAATTGGAGTTAGACTAATGGAAACCCTTAGGTGTATAAACTCTATGGCAGTTGTGCAGTCGGATAACCCGACTGCACTTATCAATAAGTGCACAATACAGGTTAGAAATTTTGATGGTGGTATAAAACCTCTACAATTGTATAGAAGAAATGGTAATTTTATTGAGATTCCAAGAGCGTTGGTTAAACCTAAGAATTTAGATTACTACTTAGACATACCTACTCCAGAAAAAATAGATATTAAGTTTACTTCTGAGTTAAAACCTCATCAAATTTCTATAGTTAATAAAGTTATAAATTCTTATAACAATAAAGATTTAGGAGGTATACTTAAAGCAGGCACAGGCACAGGGAAAAGTGTAATGGCATTATATATAGCTGCATACTTAGGAATAAAAACTATAATAATTGTTCCGCTTAAAAGAATTGTGCAGCAATGGAAAGATATGGTGCTTAAATTTACTGATATTAAAGAAGAAGAAATAGGGATAGTAGAGCAGAATAGGTGTGAATATAAAGGTAAGAAGATAGTGATAGCTATGCTTCCTTCTCTTGCTGCGAGGAAAGATGAAGGATATCCTAAAAACTTATATAAAAGTTTTGGGCTAACTATATGGGATGAAGGGCACGTATTAGGTGCTGAAACTTTTAGTAAGGTAGTACCTCTATTTCACGATAGGTATAGACTAATGTTATCTGCAACACCTCGTAGAAAAGATGGTGCTGAAAACGTTTTCAAATTCCATATAGGAGATGTTGTAGCTGAATTTGACAGAGTAATGCTAACACCAAAAGTAATTGTGGTTGTAAATAAAGCATTAAAATACTCTGGTGTAAATTTTGTATGGAATAAGAAGTTTATGAGAAGTAGGTATCTTAATTTCTTATCCAAAGATTTAGAGAGAAATACTCTTATAGCTAATTATATTAAAAAACTTATAGCTAAAGAGCGTAACGTTATTGTTATGAGTGATAGAATAATACAATTAAAGACTTTAGCTAAGCTAGTTAATATACCACACGGAAGATGTTATGAAAACTATAAAGAGCTTGATAAGAACTTAGTGTTTTCTACTTATGGTAGTATGGGTATGGCTGTGGATGCCCCACACTTTGATACTATAATATTAGCAACACCAAGAAGTGATGTTGAACAGGCAGTAGGTAGAGTTCTTAGAGAAGCAGAAGGAAAGAAGAGCCCAGTAGTTATAGATATTTTAGACTATTCTTGTATAGATATGAAAAAATCATTTAAAGGCAGGAATAAATACTATAACAAAGTAGGGGCTAAAATAGTAAACGTTAGAGGAATAGGAGGATAAAATGGCAGGTAAAGTTAAATCTAAAAAAGTTATAAGTAAAAGAGTTGAGGATGCACTTAATCTTATACTATCTGATAGTTTATACGAGAAGGCTAATGTTGATGATAATATAAATATAACAACAGGTATGTCTGTAACTATCAACATAGGAAATTATGAAAGTATAAAGTACACAGTTAATGCAGGTATGTTGTGTAAACATAAATATGCAAAGGAAGTTAAAGAAGAATTGGATAAGTATGTTGAATCTGAGATTAAAAAGAAATACGAAGAAATTAAGAGTAATAGTATAGACAACACTGATATTGTAGAATCTAATATTGATTTAGAAGATGATAAGACAATAGAAATAGATTTTTAAGGGGGCTATATGGCGAATAAATTAAAACCTATACAAGCCTCTAAGTTTAAAACAACGGTAAAGCGTATACCATCTGGAGTATTTTCTTTTGATGTGCTTACAGGTGGTGGGATACCTGTAGGTAAAGTAACTATATTTGAAGGTAATAAGTCATCAGGTAAAACCACACACTCACTTAGAATAATAGGTAATTATTTAGCAGAGTTTGAAAATAAGAAAGTACTATATGTAGATTTCGAGAATAGCTTTGATGCTGAATGGACAAGTAGATTTGTAGAAGATAGTGATATGGATAGGATACTGTTAATAGAGCCGTTGTATGCAGAAGAAGGTATAGATGCTATAGTAGATATTCTTAATAACGATAAAGATGTTGGTATGTTATTTGTGGATAGTCTTGCTAATATGATACCTATTGCAGATGCTGAAAAGAGTGCTTATGAGGATACTGTAGGTGCTCAGGCTAAAGTAATTAATAAAATGTTTAGAAAAATATTACCTATTATGAGTTCTATGAGAAGAGAAGATAGAGAATTAACAGTATTACTTATAAACCAACAAAGAGTTAAGATAGGTGCTACTGCGTTTACTTCAGGAATGACTAAACCAGGAGGAGTGTATCAGGATTTCATAGCTTCATTGGATATAAAGTTCTCCTACATAGGCAATGTTGAATCAAAGAGTGTTACAATAAAAACTAAACATCAATTTAAAGTTGAGAAATCTAAAATAGCTAGAGCAGTGCCTTATAGGAAAGGAGAATTTTCTATAGTATTGGTGGAGCATAATGGTTTATCCGTAGGGCAGAGTGATGATTATACTACTATAATAAATTCAGCTAAAAGATGTGGGGTATTAGAACGTGATGGAAACAAATGGAAGTTTGGTGAAAACGTTTTCAAAACGTTAGCAGAAGTAGAGGACGCAGTTAGGAATGATGAAGCACTTTATATCACTCTATATGAAAAAACTAGAGATTCCTTAATTGATAATCTGCTGGTGGGAGATGATGATGCTAATTAATTGTTATAACTGCAATTCACAAATAATAATGAATAAGTTTAAAGGTGTTAATAAAACTTTTATACCTTGTTCTTTTGAATGCTTTATAGAAACTTGCAAGCAAGTAGGAAAACCTATATCTATGATTGATATGAAAGTTAATAAGAATAAAGGTGTAAAAGTTTTCAGAAGTCAGTTAGAAAAAGAGTTTAATGATTATATGATAAGTAAGGGGGTTAGCTGTTACTTTGAGCCGTATTTTTTTACAATGGAAATAAAAAGTAAGAAAAGATATTACCTTCCTGATTTCTTTCTACCTGAATACGAAGTGTTTATAGAAATTAAAGGGGATATATGGGGAGATGGTGCATATTCTAAATACAAAGAGTTCTCTAAATATATCCCAGTAATACTAATCAATAACAGTATGTTTAAATTAATAAAAATAAATAACAAATCTAAAGGTGAGTTCAGTATAAAAGGAGAGATAGATGTCGGTAAGTGAATGTAAGAATATAATAACTATGATTAGAAAATCTATAAGGGATGACATAAAAAGCGGTAGAAAAGAAAATAATAATTATAGAATACACGCATCAAGTGTATATGATTTCTGTGCTTATAGATTATATATAGCAAATAAGTTAAAAGTAAACTACTCACCAGAACAACCTTTAGATACAGGCAGAGCTTTTACATTTAAATTAGGTAGAAAGATTCAGGATATAATAACTGACTCTATTATATCCTACGCACCAGAGTATGTGTTAGGCAATTTTAAGTGTACTTGTTGTGGTTATTCTGTTATAAGTACAGCCGATAATTGTACTTGTAAAGAGTGCTCAAAAACTATGGTATATGATGAGATAGTTTTAGAGTATAACATACCGAATACCAAATATTTTATAAGCGGGAGCGTTGATTGTTTCATAGCGGGTGCTGAAACTTTTACACCTGTAGAAATAAAAGGATTAAGACAAGAGGATTTTATTGGAGAGCCTATTTTTAAATATGAGATTCAAGCAGGTATATATAGTTGGTTAGTAAATAAATCAACAACAATTAAGGAGTTAGAAAACAAAGGTTTTAAGTTTAATAAAGAAGGCTCTTTACTATTATATGTTGCTAAACAGCATAACCAAAACCCTATTAGAGGTTTCTTTGTAAAAAGGAATAAGACAGTAGTTAATATACTAAACAAACTTATACAGGATGTAATAGCTTTAGAAGCAGGAGCACCTAAGAAAGTTTGTAATAGTAAAGCCTCTATATTGGCTAAAAGTTGTCCATTTAAAAAAGAATGTTGGGGGTAGTTATGAATGAGAAATTGTTTGAACTATTTAAAAGCAACTGTGTAACTTGTACTAAGAGTAGAAGAACGCCTGATTTTTTACGAAAGACAGATGGTAATTATATATTCATCTGTCTTAATCTTTCGTGTGAAATATCAAAGAGTTTTGGGTTTGAAGATGCTTTAGAATTTACAAGAGAGGAGGCACTACAGTATGGAAAACAAATGGGTATGGACTAAAGATAAGTTTAAAGAACAAGTAAAGAAGGATGTCTTAGCAGCTATGGCAACAGCTAAAATATCCGTATGTGCAAGGGATGCTGCAATCAAATATTTTAGTATACTATTTGATGGAACGTTAGAATCAGCTAAAGAAATTTTTAAGGAGAAAGAAGATGAGTAATAACAGTGCTAGAATAATGACAAACGAAGTATTAATTAGGGAGTTTAAATTTGACGATATCGAAGTAGAAGGCTTAATAGCTATTAAAGTTAAATACGCTGACATAGAGCAAGCTGATGATAAAGGAAACTATACTATAAAAACTTCTACAGATTTTGTAGTTAATGTTAAAGCTGGGTTAGAAGATGACAATGTAGTAATTAAAGAAACTAAAATAGAAGTAGACAGAATAAAGCAGGAAGTATCAAAAGCTATAGAGGATACTGTTAGAGATAGAATACAAAAGGCGTATGATAAAATGCTAGAGAGTGTTATGAAAGACGAAGGTAAGATAAATGGGGTTATGAATTAGGGGGCATTATGAAAACAGGAACTAAGACTAACAGACAAAGAGGAAAAAGACATCAGAAAGAAGTAGCTAAATTATTTGGTGGTATTGATGTTGGTATTAAAGGTGGAGAAGATGTTTTCCACAGTAAGTTTAGCATAGAATGTAAAAGTGTGTTGAAATTTGTTGTGGATAAATGGTATCAACAGGCAAGTAATAATAACCCAGATAAAGATAAACGTAAAAATATGGTGGTGGTGCACCTTAAAAATAAGAGTTATCTAGATGATTATGTCATACTTAAAGCTAAGGATTTTATAGAAATGTTTAATGAAATAATATAGAATAAGGAGAGGATTATGACTACCAGAATGTCTGTTTATTGTAGTTTAGAAATAGCTTCTGCCTTAGTAGAAGTAATAGATATATCTGTGTTAAACAATATAGTTTCTTTAATTAAGAAAGCCTCAGATATAGTATCAAATAAACTTACTGATAGGCAAAAAGCTATATGCCACAGGAGAGTGCTTAATCTAAATTATCCTAACGGTAATGGTTTTATAATGCTTGCTATGGCTCTTGAACTTCTAAGTTATGCTACTGTAACTATAAAAGAAGGGGGTAATGAAAAAGATAAGAAAGCACTTAAATTGATTAATCTAAGCAGAGGAAAGATAGTAGATTACTTAGTAGATTTAGATGAGGAGATATATAGCGAAGGTGTGCATTATGCCAACGAATTACTTGGGGGGTTAGTATGATTAGTATTAAATTAACACAGGATGCTTTAGAAGTATTTGAAAACGTTTTCAAAACTCTTACTCCTAAAGATGTATTAGAGATATCTAAAAAGTTAGGGTATGAAACTAGAACTACTTTATGGTGCTTTTTAAATGGTACGCAGTCTTTACCTTTGGATAAGTTTTTAAAACTTATGGAATATGTCGAGTATGAAAATACTGTAATATTAGAAGCCTCAGCTAAGCGTAGGTATGAAGGGGTTATAAAAGATTCTACAATAGAAATACGGGATACAGAATTGCGTAATCTCTTAATACAAGAGTTATTAGTTAATGGGGAAGAGGTTGTAAAAAATATATTTGATTTAGGTAAGAGATTATATTTTGGTTATGAGGTGCAAAGATGACTTGTGAAGGTTGCCCTTATAATGGGGCTAAAAAAATAAAATATAGATTAGTAGAAAATACTGACATTATGATAATTCAAGAAGCTCCTACAAGAGAGGAGCTTCTGAATGGGAAGTTGCTATGCGGCAGGAGTGGGCAGCTCCTGAAACAGTTAATAACTAAGTATCAACTTAATAATTATAATATTAGTTTTGTGTATTCTTGCAAGTGTGAAATAAATAAACAAGATAAAAAAGAAGCTAACGCTGCTGTAAAAATATGTAAGCCTAATGTATTAGAAGCAATTAATAAAGTTAAGCCTAAGATTATTGTTACCTTTGGTGAGTTAGCGTCTAAGCAGTTATTAGGTAGTAAAATATCTGGTGGTATATTAGCAAACAGAGGGAGAATAATACATAATGATGAGTTAGATGTTGATATATTTATAGCTGTACACCCAGAATATGTTCTTAGAGGCTGTTCTAATAACTACCCTAATAAACCGTACGAACTTATGAGTCCTAAAGAAAGAATGATATTTGATGATATATCACTTCTACAAAAAGTTTGTGAAAACGATTTCAAATCTTTAGGGATAAATACTGAAAACTATAAAGAAGCAACCTTAAAAGATTTAGAAGATATATCCAAGTCTAAAGTGGTAGCTGTGGATATAGAAACTACAGGCGTAGGTATAGGAAACAATATTAAAATATTATCTATATCTTTTAGTTGTAAGCCAGAGCATTCCAGAGTTGTATTGCTTAAAGATGGGGATATTCAAGATATTAATATAAAGAGTAAAGTTAATGAAATACTAACTAATGAGAATATAAGTAAAGTTGTAGCTGGTAGACCTTTTGATGAAAATATGTGGAAGAAGAAGCTAGGTGTAGAATGGAAAGGCAACATACACGATGTACTTGTTATGGCTCACCTAGTAAATGAAAACTTACCTAATGGGTATAACTTAGAAAGTGTAGCAGAAACATTTGCACATATGAGAAACATAAAAGATGTTGCTAAAGGTAAACGAAAATGTCTAACAGAAGAAGATAAAGATATATTGATTAGATATAATGGTGTAGACTCTGATGCAACTATAAGAGTATATCTAAAATTGAAAGAAGAACTTAGTAAAGATAAATTACTATTAAGATACTATATGAAGTTCTTAAAGCCAGTACTTGATATGTATGCAGACATAGGTTTCTATGGGTTTCCACTTAATATAAATGACATTAAAGACTCAGAGAATAATTTATCAGTATTAGCAGAAGAATTACACAACTCATTAATAGATGAGCTACCTACTTTAATAAAAGTTATGCACGAAAAAAAAGGTTTGAAACTTAGCCGTTCAGACTTAATTTTAGATTATATGTTTGGCAATAAGAAATTTACACTAGGGCTGAAGCCTAAAAAATTTACTAATAAGACTATGAAACCTGCAACAGATGAGAAACATCTTAAAGAATTTTCAAATATAAAATGGGTTAGTGGACTGCTTAGGTGGAAGAAAGCTAACAAATTACTAACAACATATTATCCGCAATTGTATAGTGCTATAAATGATGATGGGTGTATATACCCTACTACATTGTTTACAAATACTGTTACAGGAAGGACAGTAGTTCTCAATCCTACTATACAAACAATACCACAGAGAGGGGAATTTGCTGGGTATATAAAGAAAATATTTAAAGCTCCTGATGGTTGGAAATTATGTACCAGAGATTTAGCACAATCAGAGCTACGTATTATAGGTTGGATGGCTAAAGATAAAAACATATTGGATGCTCTTAATAAAGGTATAGACTTGCACACAAAAACAGCGGCTATTGTTAATAACATAGACGTATCAAAAGTAACTAAAGATATGAGGCAAAAAGCAAAACCTGTAAACTTTGGTTTCTGTTTAACACCAGATACTATGATAACTACAGATAGAGGTTTGATTCCTATAACTTGTGTTAGAGTAGGGGATAAAGTATATACTCATAAACATAGGTGGAAACGAGTTACAGCTCTCCAAAAATTGCACGCTGATATTATATTAGAGATAAGGACTAATACAGGCAAAGTAGTTAAATGCACAAAAGACCATAAATGGTTGACTGTTCTTCCTGCTGGTAATCATAAAAAAAATACTTATGTGTTTAAAGAAGCTTGTAAGTTAACTGTTGGGGATAATTTAGTATTTGGGGGTATAAGGGACGAAGTGCCTACTGAGATAGATAATGATTACTTAGTATTAGGGTGGTTTTTATCAGAAGGTAGTGTGTTCTGTAAAAAAGGAGTAAATGTTACTATAAAACAACATATTTATAAGAATAAAGATGTGTTTGATAGAATGAAGAAAATACTACCTGATTATGATTTTACTTGCTATATAGATTATGAATTTAAAATAGCATCTTTTATAGCTTATAATAAGAAAAGTAGGATATACAATCTATTAGATTCTAAGTTATATGAAAAGTATAGTTATAGTAAAGACAAGAGCACAAAAGGATTGGATATTCATTCTCTGGATACTAAAAAAGTAATAAGTCTGCTGGCAGGTTTATATGATGGAGATGGTTGTATTACCATGAGTAACAATAGATTGAATATTGTATATATTAGTAAAAGCGAATATCTGATAAAAGATGTTCAAACACTTTTATTAAGAGTAGGGATAAATTCTAAGATATATAAATACGACAATAGAAATGTTTTTGAATTATATGTGGTTGGCAGCAATAGTAAGTTAAGATTCTTAAAAATAATACCTACTATTAAAACAAAAAGAGTAAATTACAACCCAAAGAAAATGTTTGTGGATAAAGAAAAAATAATATCCATAAAGGAAATCAAATATAACGATTATGTTTATGATTTTACTGTAGAAGACGACCATAGCTTTGTGGCTAATGGTTTGTTTAGTCATAATTGTTATGGGATGCAAGCTAAATCTTTTGTAACCTATGCTAAAGATTATTATGGAGTTGATTTCACCTTAGAAGAAGCAGAAAATGTAAGAAAGAATTTCTTTGCGTACCCAACAGGTTATTATAAATTACCAG